ACTATCTTTCGGAACAGACCAAAGATAACAGTGAAATATTTTGACACAGGAACATTGGAGATAAAGCAGACACAGATGTACATTGACGGATTCAAGTCGGGACTACAGAAAGATACTTCGTTTAAGGGGTTGTGGACTGTGTCATTTACATTAAAGGAATTTTAGAAAGGGGTGGTCTGATGTATCCAGTCAGTGATGAGTATTTAACAGCAATTCAGGATAATACAAGGTCTTATTATTTTGAAGGCTGTATTACCACGAAGGCAGGCATTCAATATCCCTTTACCAATAAAGACATCGTAAAAGGCAGTGGCTATATAACCAACCAGTGCAGTGGAAATAATGAAATAGAGATTGGTTCCGTGTATGCTGCGGAACTCGGTATTACTCTTTATACGGATGTGGACAGATATACTTTGGAAGGTGCAACGGTGACCATCAGCTTTTTCCTTCAGCTGGCAACCGGGAACTATGAAGAAGTACCTCTTGGAATTTTTGAAGTGAGCGAGGCGAACAGAACCATTAACTGCCTTGCTATTAAAGCATATGATTATATGCTCCGATTTGATAAGGCATTCAAAAATAAGGTCAGCAGTGGTACGGCTTATGACCTGCTTTCCCTTGCCTGTGAGGAGTGTAAGGTGGAACTGGCACACACGCAGGAAGAGATAGAAAGCTGGAACAATGGAAAGATTCTGCTTGGTATCTATGGAGAAAATGACATAGAAACATGGAGGGACATTCTTTATTATGTGGCACAGGTGCTTGGGTGCTTTGCGACCATCAACCGTTTTGGGAAACTGGAACTTCGAAAGTATGGCAACACATCCGTGCTTGATATCCCGGACACACAGCGGTTCAGCAGCAGTTTTTCTGATTTTGTCACAAGATATACAGCCATCAATTCCACGAATAACAGGACACAGACAGCAGAGTATTATGCGTTGGACCCGGATGACGGTCTTACCATGAATCTTGGAGTCAATCCGTTGCTGCAGTTTGGACTTACGGAAACAAGAAAAACCATACTGCTCAATGTGTTAAATGACATTTCAAAGATAAATTATGTGCCGTTTGATTCGGCTACCATAGGAAATCCGGCATTTGACCTCGGTGACATCATAACCTTTTCCGGGGGACACGCAGATGAGAAACAGATTACCTGCATTACGAAATATGAGTTCAAAGTCAATGGAAAACACACCTTGCAGTGCGTTGGCAAGAATCCAAGGCTTGCAGAGGCAAAGAGCAAGAATGACAAGAACATCAGCGGTTTGTTAAATCAGGTGGAGGCAGGAAAGATTGTAGTACATACTTTCATGAATGCTTCGCCATATACCATTGGCTCTGTGGATACGGAGATTGCAAGCATTGAGTTTGCATCCAATGAGGATACAGATGCACAGTTCCATGCAAGCATTTTACTGCAGGTGGATGCAGATTCCGTGACAAAGACAGGAAAAGCAAAGGGAACGATTACCATTCCGTCAGCTGCATCCGGGGGGACGGATACTTCTGTGGATGCAGAACTGGATGTGAACCTTACCGATGACGGGCAGGCTGTGATTACGGTAACCTACATCATAAATGACAATGTGCTTACAACATATGTGCCGATTGAAACGATGCATTCCGGCAGACACATTTTGAATCTGTATTATCCGTTAAGCGGACTGGAGGCAAATGCCTATAACACTTTCCGGGTAAGAATGCGAATATCGGGTGGCACGGCAATCATCGACAGAGGACAGGGCATCTGTACCATAAGCGGACAGGGACTTTCTTCCAATAATGTATGGGACGGACGTCTTGAATTTACAGAGACCTTGGAAGAACTGATAGGAACAGCCGGAACAATGCCTGTAAGGGAAACAACAGCATCCGTAAAGATGCATACGGAAGTTCCAAAGCCTGTAGGCATTACGGATTTGTTCTCACTTGTTTCCTTGGAGTCTTATGGTGTGATGGGAATTACAGAAACAGTCAGAGTTAACCCTGTGATTGTAACGGAAACCATAGAAACTATTGACGAGGCAGAGATGACCTTTAACAGATATTTTGTGAAGACGGATTCGGTATTTGAGTTCCAGACAAACTATAAGTTTACAAGTCAGGAATATCCTATTGATTCCGGCAGAATGGCAAAGGTGGTAACCAATACGGAGCAGTTCGAACGTATTGACGAATTGGAGGTGTCAGAGAATGGCTAATTACAACTCCCTTGAGGAAATGCTTAATACAACAGAAAATATGCAGCACCTGGTTGTAAGCACCGGGCATGACGATGACACCATGACCTTTGATGGTGTGGACTGGTTCATGTTTAATGGCATAAAGGCATCAAGCCTTTATGTCAGTGGTAATAGCTGGATTGGACTTGGGGCAAATGCGGAACAGTTGCTTGTATGCCGGAGGGATGCCAAGATGTGGGATTTCTATAGGGAGGAGGCAACCCTCTTTAATGCGTACAGGGTTCTGAAAATCAGATGGGAAGGATATGCACAGTACAACAGCACTTCTTCGGATGTCCGCCTTATTTATGAATGGTTCTTTCTTGAAACCGGGGATATTATGCTGAATCTGATACAGCCACCTAAGAGCAGTGGTTATCTTGGCAGTAACCGAATCAATGGTGGAGTGAATCAGAGTTTTAATGTTACGGCAGGTGTTTCGGAATATGTATCTCTCTATCATGAGGATGATACGGGAACGGTTTACACCTTGAAATATGAAATGTTGGATATCAATCCGCCTTATGACCACAGATATCTGCTTTCGGATAAGGATGGAAAGTATTACAGAACGGAACATGAAAAAGTATTCGTTGATGCCGTTGTGTTTAAAGGGTATCAGTGTATCCGAACAGGCATTATTCCAGATCAGGATACAAGGGTTGTGGTTATGCTCAATACTTCTTCATTTGGAGATTATGCTTTGTTTGGAGCAAGAACAAGCACATCTGAAGACAAGTTTGGAGTATTTCTTACAAGTTCCACGCAGATGAACGGACAATATGCCACGGAGTCCGTAACGGCAGAAGTGGATGATTATTCCGGCATTGATGCGACTGTGGAACTTTCCAAGGAAGGATTAAAGAGGGATGGAGTTGTGATTGCAGAGTTTACGGAGGCAGAATTTGCCGCACCCGTGGAACTTGTGATTGGAACCTATAATACCAACGGCACACTTGATTCGAGGTACTTTAAAGGACAGATTATAAAAATCGAGGTATGGCAGGGAGATGAACAACAGCTTGATTTGATTCCATGTGTGGATGAGAGCCTGCAGGTTTGTTTTTATGACAATCTGTCTGGGAACTGTTTTTATAACAGCGGGTATGGAAAACTTGGATTTTTGGACTCGGAAGGAAAATATGACGAGGCTACAAAGCTGGTGGAGGTTACTTTTGAAGAATTGACAGCAGAAATCTTTCGGACAGAGGGATTTGAGGATTTTCCAAGGAGCGAGGTACTTACAAGACTTGTAAATCCGTCATTATTATACTGGCATGACTCCGAGGATGATTTGCCGACAATGGCAGTTACACTTAAGGCTGTGCCACCTGTTCAGACTGTCTATTCGAAGAATACACAAATGATTGACAGCACAATCCTTGGAATAGAAAAGGTCGAGATTGAAGCAGACGATACGACCTTGTTTGCTTTCTCCTTTGATGCCGGGCAGACTTGGAAGGCATATATCGAGAATGCGTGGGTCAATTTATCGGAAGAGACAAGTGGCATGAGCAGGGAAACAGTGGAGTCAATCGGAACGGATGCCTGGGCAATTGCAAACGAGCAGATGCAGTACATGGTTCGGTTCACCCTGATTGAGGGCGGGTATTGTAAACGCATCATCATTCATTATATCAATTAGGAGGTGGGAAGATGCTGAAAGGAAAAGCGATTATAGAACTGAAAAATGCCGTAACAGGCGAGGTGGAGAAATACGAGGATGAGAATATGGTAACCAAAGCCATCCCGGATTTTTTCTCCCATAACATCGAGGGGCTGCTCTTTAATATGAATGGCAGTCCGAATGACTTAAATGGTAACATGATACCTCTTTGTAAAAATGGAATCGGAGGAATCCTTCTTTTTGCGGATCCATTGGTGGAGGATGAAAATGTGTATTATGCTCCGTCAGCGAATCCGTGTCCCGGGTATGCATCCAATGATGTAAATTCCACGGCAAATGTCATGAGGGGAAGTCTGAATCTTACGGAAAGCATAAAACTGGACAAAGGTTATAAGTTCGTGTGGGATTTTGCAACCAGTCAGGCGAACGGAACAATCTCTGCTGTGGCTTTAACACATAAGTGGGGTGGCATCGGATATATGGGAGATACATATGACAATACAAATAAAAGGTGGCATATGAAGAGTATGGGGGTTGATGCCAATGCAACCATCAGAACTGCGTACATAAATGCAGTGGAAGTTAATTTTACAGGAAATTACATGATTACCATTGGTCTGAATACAAGTAATGAAATCGTCATTCAGAAAATCCGAAAGGCATACAGAACCGTAGGTTTGAATGATACCATGATTGATAACCAGATAATTATTATGGAAGAAAACAAGATTACACCTACAATATTTATTATGAGCAATCCAAGTAATAACAGTGGTAATTATGATTTCTTTGATGGTAAGGATGGATACTGGTATGGTTTCTGGCATGATGCAAACAGCAGTGGAAATGCAGTAGTAAAGTGGATAAAGATAAAGAAATCTGATTATTCATTTTCGGAAGGTACATGGACATTGGACAATTGTCAGTTGCAGAATGTAGGATATCGTTCCGGCTATAATACGTGGCCGGGCAGAAATGTTCAGAGTGTTTTGTTGAACGGATATCTATATATGATGGCATACAATAAACAGTCAGTATACAAGATTAATGTGAATAATGCAGCGGATGTTACTCAGATAAAGCTGGGATTTACATCCAACTATAGCTGTCAGAATGAGTATTATCGAAATACGAGTATGTATATGTTTGTTCTTGGAGACTGGGTCTGCGGTTCTGATTTTCGAATTGCGTCTGATGACACTGTTTATAAGTGTGCAAACTCAATGCCTGTAGGATATTCAGGAACACCGTTTTTTGAGTATGGTCCTTTTTATATTTCCTATGGTGGTTATGACAGCAGGTCGGTAAGAAGGGATTTCTTTATGAGGACACCTTATCTTGCCACCATCAATAATTTGTCTACTTCGGTTATCAAGACCGCAGATAAGACAATGAAAATAACATATACGATTGAGGAGCAGTAAGCATCTATCAGAAATGGTAGGTGATTTTATTATGCAAAAATTTGAAGGGAGGAAGGCTCATGAGTGAAAAAATCATGGAACTCATTACATGGCTTGGTGCGTTGGGAATACCATCCATTTTTGCCATGACAGTGTGGTGTATCAGATGCTGTCTGCAATACACCAGACAACTGAAAGTGCTGGCAAAGGCACAGCAGGCACAGATGAGGTCACAGCTTCTCGAACAGTACCATTTCTATATGGACGATGGCTGGATTTCAGAGGAACACATGGAGGATTGGGAAAATCAGTACCAGGCATATCACAGCCTTGGCGAGAACGGAATCCTCGATAGCAGACGGGCAGAATTATTGAAACTGCCAAACAGAAAAACAAACAAGGAGGAACAGGACAATGAGTAATTATTGGAAGAAGTGGCTTACAGCAGCCGGGATTAGAGCAGTCAAGACCGTGGCTCAGACAGCGGTCGCAACGATTGGTACATCTGCCGTTTTAGGAGATGTGAACTGGATTATGGTGGCATCTGCATCAGCACTTGCAGGCATTCTGTCATTGCTTACAAGTATTGCAGGTATCCCGGAAGTGAAGGAGAGTGATGAGTAATGAAACTTGTGGAGAGTATTCTTACAAAGAATCCGTGCTATACGGCAGGGAGGACAATTACAGTAAAAGGTCTTATGTTGCACTCGGTTGGATGTTCCCAGCCGAGTGCTCTTGCTTTTATCAAGAACTGGAACAGTCCGTCATTTGACAGAGCCTGTGTTCATGGCTTTATTGATGGAAATGACGGCACAGTTTATCAGACACTTCCGTGGAATCACAGGGGGTGGCACTCAGGTTCATCCATCAATGGTTCTGCGAACAATACCCATATCGGGGTAGAGATGTGCGAGCCTGCCTGCATTACATACACGGGTGGAACAACATTTAAGTGTTCTGATATTACTACGGCAAAGGCTGTAGCCAAGAGAACATATGAGGCAGCCGTGGAGTTGTTTGCCATGCTCTGTCAGAAGTTTAATCTTGACCCACTCGCTGATGGTGTCATCATCAGCCACAAGGAAGGATATAGAAGGGGAATTGCATCCAATCACGGTGACCCGGAGCATTTGTGGTCACAGCTTGGAATGGGATACACAATGGATACCTTCCGTAAAGCCGTGAAATCTGCAATGGGTGGCACTCAAAACAAGAAAGAGGGTACACAGGCATCTGTGTTCGCAGAACTTTCAGAGAAAGATGCTGTGTCGGTTATTGGAGAATTGTGTCGAGAAGATATGAAGAAGAGTGGTATTCTCGCATCTATTTCTGCGGCACAGTTTATTCTTGAGTCAGGATACGGCAAGAGTGAGCTTGCACAGAAAGCCAACAATATGTTTGGCATGAAGAAATCCCTGTCCGGGAATACATGGGGTGGTTCTTCCTGGGATGGGACAAGCATTTACACGAAAGAAACAA